TGATTTCTGTTGTTTGAAAATAGTTAGAGATGTTGAAGGAGAAGAAAAAATAGATAGAATCGAAAGTAAGGATTCAAGCAATAAACAATAAATAATAACAAATTATATTTTAAAATGGAAAATAAAATATACCCAAGAACCATTATGAGATTCCGGTTCATTTATTGATTGATATGTTGAGAGTTTATAAAGTGGATAAATAAATCAGTTATAATTTAGAAATTAATAATATCATTAAGAATATATAATGGCAGGGTTTCATACAAAAACTTTTCTTAAATATGATGATTATATGACCTCAAAATATGCTTGGGAAAATATATCACATCTTATTCCAAAGGATAAGGTGATTTGGGAAAGCTTTTATGGGGATGGAAAAAGTGGTGAATACTTAACTGAACTTGGTTTTAATGTAATACATAAACCAGTAGACTTTTTTGAAAATGATTTAGGAGATATAATAGTAAGTAATCCTCCATTTAGTAAATCAAAAGAAATAATGGAACGACTATTTATACTTGATAAACCATTTATACTACTATTTCCGTCATCAAAAATTAACACATCTTATTTTAGAAAATGGAAAGACAAAGGATTACAAATTATAATTCCAAGAAAAAGAATACACTTTGAAAAACAGATTAATGGAGAAAAACCGGAAGGTTGGAAGAGTGTTTGTAATTTTGATTGCTTTTATTATTGTTATAAGCTGGGGTTTAAAAAAGATATTATTTGGTTGGTTTAAATAATATATTGAAACAACTTAAAGAACCTATTTATATGAAATCCTCATATAAATAAGTAATATGTTTAAACAAAAGTTAAGAATAGAACGCATTAAACAACGGCATTAACCAATTATTAAGATTAATAAGCGTTTTATAGTGTTTAAATAGTGTTTTGCTCTTAAATAAATTAATTTATTTAATCCTTTATACAGATTTTCATAGCATAATCTAATTATTAAGCGTAATAATTACATTATGAGTTGTTTAATGCGTTCTATTCTTAACTTTCGGTTAATGGTTATACAATTATAAACCATATTCTTAATAATTAGTTAAAACATTTCTCTCACATATCAGAAAAATATGCAATAATTAATTGAATACCTGAATCTCCTAATGGTTTTGTTCTATATGAAGTAAAGCCTAAACTTTCTAATACATCTGGGTCTTTTTGTCTGAATCTCAATTGAGTTTCGGTTTCATCTACCTTTGGAGATAAATAACCTTTTGATTTCAACCATTTTTTAGCATCATCAATAGAATACTTTTTTTTATCAAATATTACAGATTGGATTTTATAATTAGATATTCCTACTCCTGTAAAAAGTCCAGCTACATCAGTAATACTTCTTGCTAATGTTCTCAAATAAGGGCTTGTTTTAAATAACTCTTCTGTATCCTGTTTCACAAACTCATAATCTTTTTCATCTCCTAAACCATTAGCTTTCAAAATATTTAAAACAAAGTTCTGACAATTATTATCATAAGCATCGTATTTTAAAAATCTATCATCTCCCATATGTTTTTTCGTTCTTTCTAAAACTTCATTTATAGTTATGTCTTGTGATAAATTAATGTCTTGTGTTTCTGTTCCTTCTCCTTTTGGGATTGATTCTGACATGTTAACGCTTTCATTCTTTTCCAATAAAACTTCTCCTTTTCCGGTTCTAAATACAATAGCCAAATGAAATAATTTATCATAATTTGCCTTTTTTAAGTTTTTATTAAACTCCCCCAATGATGCTACATTCAATAATTCTGTTATGTATTTTGGAACAGGGGTTCTAATTAAATATATTGATTTGATTTTTTCAGTTCCAAACTTCTTTAGCATACTCTTAACTCTTGTAGGTAATCTATCATCGCCAAATACAAGAGATTTAACTTGGTCTAAAATACCTGTTCCTTGTTGTTGTTTTAATGCTTTTTTCTCTGCTCTCTTTTTTTTATTAGATTCTAACGTTTGTATTCTTTTGTTTTTAGCTTTTTCTTCTGATGATTCATATTTCATTGGTCTGCCTACTTTTTTAGAAACTTCTTGAATGTTCATTGTAATATTAGATTGTTCCTCTGCAACAGGTTGAGAAATTGGTTTTACTTTGGTTTGTTTTGGCTGTTTTGGAGGTTTGGTTGTTTTACCTCGTTGCTTATTAATTTCAACATTTTTCTTTAATATTTCAGGTCTACCCCTTTCTAATGGTTTTTTATGATAAATTGTTGGAACTTCTTGAGGGGATTTATCGCTATATTTATCTACTAATTGAAAATGATTATCTATAATGGTTCTATCTTTTTTACTAAACTTGCCTAATGGTATTGGTTCACTATTTCCTTCTAATAAAATCATATTCTCAACTGGCTTTCTAATCAACTTTAGACTTAATTTACCATTTCTTTGTGATAAATTACGTTCTTGACTCATAGGATTTACCAATTTATATTTACCATTTGCTAATTCTGTAGCAAAATATTCAGGTAAAATTAATGTTGAATTGCCCATTAATGGAATATCTACAGGGGTCATTAATTGTTGTTGTCTTTTGGTTAATTTCTTTGGTTTATTAGGGTCTACTGGTTTAGCACCTCTTTTATCTCTTAATGATTTCATATAATCCTTCATTTCTTGGCTACCTTTTTCAAACTTTGGCATGTTATATATATTGTGATTATATTTTATTTTCCATTTTAATAATTTTATTAAAATAGAAGGTTCGTGATAAGCTATACACTCATCTAGCTTGGTATCAATCGTTTTAGACAATTTATACTTAGCTACAAAATCTTCTTTATCAATAATTAAGCCCATTTAGCGTGATTGTTTTTAATAAGGATTTCAGCCTCTGAAAAAGTTACAAAATATTCTTTGCCTTCGATTAGATTTGGAGCACAACCAATGATTTTAGTCTTACCGTTTTTAACTATTGAATTATCTACTTCCGATAATTTAACAGTATCAATGTGTTCTTCATCTAAATCTACTTTTATGAAATCTTTTTTAGCCATGACTAGTTTTTATTTGGCAAAATATAACCTTTATGTGAAGCCGCCATTGTACCAGCTCCAGTATATGACAACCTATAGTATCTATAAGGTGATCCAGTAACAACAAATAGTTTAGAGCTAGTAGTAACATTTGTCGGTGAGTAACTGGTTACATCTGCATAAGAAGAGTTAACCGTTACGTAATTAGTACCATCAACAGAACCTTGCAGTGTTACCGTACCAGCAACTGTACCACTAATTTTAGTAACAACACTTTGCAATGTTACTGTATTATACCAGCCTGAAACACCCACAGTTAAGTATGAAGTACCTGCGTTAGTTGTTGTATCAGAGCTTATTAACACGTCACTAGTCATTGCGGTGACTATGTGCTTGTTACTTAATCCACTAGAAAATACAGAGGCGCTAGGTGTTGCAACCATTGTGCCAACACCAGTAAACGTAACCTTATAAGCTAAGTAATTATTTTTAGTGTAATTAAAAATAGCTGTATTAGTTGTTTGATCTGTTAACGCTAATGTGCTAGTTGCTACTGGTAAGGCCACATAATTAGTACCGTCTAGGCTCGCACTAACCGCAATTGATCCATCTATTGTACCAGTTGATTTAGTTACAACCGCCTGAATAGATAAGTTTTCAGTAACGTAATTTGTTTGCAATGTTGCTGTGACGGCAGTTGTATTTGTCATTGTAACCGCACTCTTTGTCATAGCAGTAACGACTTGAGCATTTGAATATCCTACTAATAGGCATAAACAAAGTATTGATATTATTTTTTTCATTATTTCTTTTTGTTTTTAGTTTTTAAATTTAGCTTTATTTGAATTTACCATTTGATTAGCAAGTGATTTAGGTAGTTTTTTTATATCCCCTATTTTCATCCCAGAAACATTTACAATTAATTCAATCTCTACAAATCCAGTATTGTCTGGTTTTATTTCAGGTTTATTAATTACTTCTATTTCATCAACTTGCTTATTTTGTTTTTTCTTAGCCATATTATTTTTATTAAGCCCTCACAATTAAGTGAGGGCTAATTAATATTAAGGAGCGGCAGTTAAAGCAACTTTAGCACTTGTGAAGTCACCAGTTACGAACGCTTTAGCATGATTTGATTTAATAAAAAATGCTAATCTCATTTCAGCTAAAATAGTAACTAAATTTTTAGTAAAGTCATCATTTTCATAACCAATATCAAACGTCACATCTTCTTTAATTCTTAGATTACCTTTAGATGAATCCATTACTAAAAACTCGTCCTGCGTCATTCTTGCGTTAGCAATAACACCCACTTCCATTACAGACGTAGAGTTAGGCAACGTAACAGGAAATACATAATTTCCAGTTGTGTCTTTAGTTAACTTCATTGCAGCTACATCAACTGGATGTAAAACAATTACGTTTGCCAAGAAACCAGCAGGCTCACCACTAATAACTTCGGCTGTTAAAATCTGAGTTATAGCAGCTACTAAAACATCATAATTGTTTGGATAAGGAATTGCTGCTGCTAATCCTACTGGCGCTGAAAAAGCTGTTGCTTGAGTAATAACGCCATTTAAATTGTTTCCAGTTCCATCACCAAGCATAACTTGAGAATCTTTTTTCAATTTAACAAGAGTCATTAACTCCCCGTTAATTTCCCCAGCTAATCCAGAAATGTCAGCTAAAGCCTCTTTTGAAGTTTTAATATACGCTGTAATTTTTCTAACATCTGCTTTCGCTTCAACAAAATCAAAGTCGGCCTGTGTTTTAGCAGCACCTTCCGCCGTCATGCCAGCTCCACCGTCGGGGTTCTTCATTTCCGCATAAGAAACTGTACTTCCATTTGTAGGTACTGGAGTAAATAAATCTGCAAAGAAAGGAGCTGAACGAGGTATAGGCGTAATGCCTGTTTCGTATGAATTTAACAACATGCTTAATCCGTTCGTTCCTACAGCATCCACATTTCCAGTAGTCATAGTCGTAGCCGCTTTTGCAACTACACGAACAGACGATCCTTTTTTGTTAATTAAATTAGTTAAATCTTCTTTAGCAACTTGTAAGCCTTTTATAATTTGAGAACCAAAGCCATTGTTTTCTTTTTTTGAAGAGATTTCTTGAGATGCAACTAAATCCTCTCTTAATTTAATAGCTTCATTTTTAACCGCTTCAAAATCTTCCTTAGAAACCGAGTTATCTAATTTAGTTTTTAATTCGTCAAACTCTGATTTTAAAACCGAGTCTTTTTTTAATGCTGTTACAGCTAAATCTAATTCAGATTTTGCAGCTTCTTTAACTTTAGCTAATAAGGCCGCGTCATCACCATCCTCTTTGTACGCTGCAAATGCAACGTTTGGAAATAAACGAGAGTTGAATTTTTTTGCATAGTGCTTAGCACTAATAATTTGTTTTTTCATTTTTATAATTTAAAATTGTTTAATAAATAATTGTAATTAATATTCCGAGTGCCATTTGGCGGCTCTATTTTTGAAGTGTTATCCACGGCTTCAATTTCTTTGCTATATATGCTAGTTGCATCGTTTGACCCACCAGCAACTACTAAGCTACCTTCTTTATAAATCTTTAACTCTTCTACGCCCCAAAAATGCCCTTGTTCTTCTGCGAAATCTTTATTTGCTATATCATTGATGCGTGAATCATAATAAGCCTTATTACTCGCATGCTCTTTCTCGTTTGAGTTCATGGCTAAAACCATTTTAACGTAAACCATGCGTATAGAATTTTGAAACTCAGATACTTTATTCTCAATGGCAATTAAAACATCTTTGCGAGTGATTTTATCCTTAGATATCTCAAAAATTAAAGCCTCTGTTTTACCAGCATAATCTTTACCAACTAAAGACCAATCAATTTGACGAACAAACATATTCACGTCTTTTTGCCAAGCTATGATTGAATCAAATTTTAATTCATGATCTAAAGCATAAACAACTTTACCATTTTGTTCTTTTGCTGTCTTAGTCATGCTACCATTAAAATGAACGTCTTTATGACTATCCATGTAATTAGTGGTTGATATGATCGGATAAATGTGATTAGCTTTTGCACCATAAAGCCCCTTTGTAGAATCGTCTAACTTATCTAAATTCAAAAAAGAAAACTGTCCTTTTTCATGAGATTTATAAACCTCGGAAGTCTTTAAGCTAATTAAACGATCTTCATTTTTCTTTAACTCAAAAAAAAGATCTTCTTTAGTTGCAAATGATTTGTTTGGAAATTCAACGGCTTTTATCATTTTAAAATGACAGCCTCCTCGCTAACTTGCTTAGTTTTCTTAGCCTTTTCAGCTAATAATTTTTTTATTTGCTCTTTAGTTAACTCAGCCATTATTTAAAGTGTTGCGTATTTATCACAAAAACTTTGTGTAAATATAAGCCTCATTTGTGTTAAATGCAAATAATAATAAAAATATTTTGTATTTTTACGGAATATCGCAAATATTATAACTAAAATTAGTAAATAATGCAAATAAGCAATCTATTTTACAGCCTTGGGGATTTGTTCAACGGAGCCAGTAAACAAGCAAAAAAAGCCTATTTTAACCAAGGAGTTGACGTAAATATAAATAAGGGGAGCGTGTATATCAATGCTATGGTTCCTAAAAAGATTTATAACTCGATTCCCCAATTTAAAATACCTGTTGATAAATTGGCGTCAATGTTTAGTAATGGTGTGTTTAAATATCAAAAGATAGGTAGCGATAAGTTAGATCCGTTGCCGCCTGAAATAGCGAAACTACTAGAGAATCCTAATATAATGCAGGGGCAAAATCCTTTCTTGAACCAGTATTATAGACAGCTAAAAGTATATGGCAATCAATTCATTTATAAATCACAACCAAGTGTTTTATCTAAATACCCAACATCATTAAAAAATTTAAGCCCTGCATTAACAACGCCTGTGTTAACTGGTAAATATCTCGATCAAGTTGATATTAAAGGAGTGATAGAAAAGTATGAGTATAAAGAGAATGGAAAAGTTATAAACATTGATGTTAATAATATTCTTTGGAGCAAGATAGATGACCTAGATAATCCTTTAGTTGGTGTTTCTCCATTGTTAGGCTTAGAATTTCCAACGAGTAACACAGAACTAGCTTATAAGTATTTGAATTGTATTAGTGGTGAGCGTGGAGCGTTAGGTATATTAAGTAAAACGCCTAATAAGGATAGCATGGGCTCTTTGCCAGAAACTCCACACCAAGTGAAAGAAAAAGAGGAAATTTACCGTAAATTACATGGAGTCGAAGATGGCCAAATTAAAACTATTATTACAAACTCCGCATTGACATACACTCCTATGTCTTATCCTACACAGCAATTAGGACTTACAGAGCAGATTGACGCTAACGGGATGACTATACTAGATGCGTTAGGAGTTAACAGAAACTTGTTTAAAGATTCTACTTATGAAAATTTAATAAAAGGATTAATAAGTACCCACAACGATACGATAGTACCAGACGCTGACGGCTTCACTCAATCAACAAGTAAGTTTATAGGAGTTGAAAAAGGTTATAGATTAGTGTTAGATTACTCACATTTACCATATTTACAAGCAGATAAGAAAGAAGAAGCTCAAACATTTAGTACTGTTAGTGCTGCATTGAATCAATTGGTTACCGCTGGTATTATTACCACTATTGAGGCAAACACAATGCTTGTTAATCAGTTTGGGATTAAGTTTGAAAAGGCTAAATAATTTAACCGTACGCTTATAATAGTGTATATCACAAAAATAATCGTTGTTATATTATATTTAACTAATAGTAGGTGTACAGGCTACTATGAATGTTATTCTCATTCAACTACGACGCATTTTTAATTTTTATTCACACACTTATACTAGCGCATATCATAAAAAATACTAATTATAATACAAATTACTATTCATAAGAATAGGATCACTTTATACCACTCATCGTAGTAATATACAAATTTTAAAAAAATTTTTAATCTTTTCATTTAATAAATTCTTAAAAAACTATATCATTTTTATTAATCCAAAAATTTATACCATCTATTTCATGCGCTAAATCTTCACCATCTTTAACGCATTTACATATTTTAGGATAATTGTAGTTTAAATTAACATCTCCATAACACTCAAACTCTTCTCCTATTTTTAAATGTTTAAATTTAATGCCATTGTTAAAGCAAGCGATATTTGAATTTGGGGGCAAGTCGTTACAATTATTTATTGTTTTCATTTAATGTTGGTTTAATTAAATAATTATTGCTTTTGTTTTTCGTTCGCCTTCATCATAAAAAATAGTTATAAAACAATGATTATTTACGCGATGAGTATTATTGTTTTCAAGCATTTTTAACCACTCAATAAATGTTAGTTTAGGAGTTTTAATTTGTAATGGTAAAAAATCAGTGCAATTATTCATGGTTATTTAACTCATCAGTAATAATAACGTTTTCAGCTTTAAGCCAGTCAGATATATGATACTTTGTAAATCTTTCAATCTCTTCGGTGGTAAATTCTTTAATTACGTTAGGATTATTTTTGATGTGAGCCTTATTATATTTATATAAAATTTCTTTTACTTCTTCAATAAGAAAAACTTTTATTTCCTGATCGTAATTTATTTTTAGCTGTTGTTTTTCTATGAAGGAGTTTAAATTAAACGGTATAAAAATAAATATTGAATATTTACACCAACTCCAAAACCTTT